GCCGATGTCGATACCGAGGCGATCCGCCTGCCGCCGGATGAACTCAAACTCTTCCCCGGCCTTCTGGGTGTCGCCGTTGTAGAGCGCATTGAGTCGGGACTGGGCGGCCTCCACTTTCTTTGTGGCGTCCACGACGCCGGTCAGGAGTTGGATCACGCCGAAGATGCCGCCGTAGGCCGACACCAGAGACAGAACCTCGCCACGGAGACGCTGCGTCCACGACATCGCCTGTCGGCTCTCGCCGTAAAGCCTGCGGTAGGCGTTGGCCCATGCGTTGGTGCTCGCCGTCGCCGTATCGGTGACAGCCTTCGTCTCCCGGACAGCCCGGTTCTGGCGCTCCTGCGCGGTCGCGGCCTTGGCCGTTTCTGCTGCCAGCTTGGCCTCGGCCGCCGCGACCTCCAGCGCCGAAGCGCGGGCCTTCTCCAGCGCGGCCGCAGTTTCCTTCTGGACCTGCGCAAACCGTTCCTGCTTGCCGACAAGGCTGGTGACATCGGCCGCCTGCTCGCGCATGACCTGCGACAGCTTGGCAAGCCCGGCCTGCATGATCTGGTACTCGGCCTTCATCTGCTTGGCGGTCGCCAGAGCCTTGATGTAGGCGGCAGACTGGGCCTCGGTCGGCTGGATGCCAGCCTTGACCTGCTGCGTGTATTCCTTGATGGCGGCCTCGGACTCCTTCCACTCGCGCTTGGTTTCCAGCAGCGACCGGCGCAGCTTGGAGAACGCGAGGGTCAGGCCGGAGTTGACCACGCCAGCCAGCCGGTCCATGCCGCCTTCTGCTTCGATGGTCGCCTGCAACAGCACGTCGATAGCCGCTGCCGACTCCTTGACTTCCTGCTGCTGCTGATTGAACGCAGCTTCGGTGGAGACGACAGCCTGCTCCAGCTTCTTCTCTTCGCTGGCCGCCGCCTTGACCTGCTGCCGGAGCCCGGCGAGCGCGGTCTTGGTCTGCGCCATCGCCGTCGCCTGCTGCGTGATCTCGGCCGCGTTCCGCTGGATGTCGGCCGTCAGCTTGTCGAACGAAGCCGACGCCGAGCCGATCTCGGTCTTGGCCGCAGCCAGTCGGGTTTTGAAATCCGTGAGCTTGGCGTTCTGAGTCTCGAATGCTTCGCCAGCACGCTTGACGCTGTTCGCCATGGCCTTGGTCGGCTTCTCGGCCGAATCGAGAACCGTCTGGTAGGAGGCCAGCTTCTTCGCCGCATCGTCCACGACCGTCTGCTGCTTGGTGATCGCGGCCGTCAATCGGGCCTCGGTCGTGGTCGCTTTGTTGAAAGCCCTCTCGGCGTCGTTCAGGGATTTGGTGCGCTTCTCCTGCGCCTCGGTTGCCTGCGCCAGACGTGCCGTCGTCTTGGTCTGGGCGGCCTCCAGCTTGACCTGCTCCTCCCGGAGCTTCGCCACAGATCGAGCCGCCGCGTCCTGCTTGCCCTTGAGGTCGGTCAGTTCCTTCTCGGTCTGGCCGAGCTTGATGTTCATGGACAACCGCATGCCGGGCGTGGCGCTCGACATGGCGTATGTCCAAGGCGCGATCCAAGACACCCTGATCGACGCCCCTCGGCTTGTCGGCGACATCATCGCCACGGCCATGGACGAGCCCGAGAATGCGGATCATGCGGCCAAGCTTCCGACCGGCGTTCAAATCCAAGCGCTCTTCGCCGTCGCCCAACTCTCGATCACGACCGAGGCCGAATTAAAAAAAGTGATCGGGGTAGTGACGACGTTGATCCAGACCGCCACTACCCTGTTCCAGACGGCGCAAGAGCAGCGGAAGAAAAACTCACACTGACGACGTGGATTTGGGGTATTCGTCAACGGGTGAACCTGTTGATGTGCAACGGCTACTCCGAGGACGCATGGTTCTTCCCGATCAGCTTCGTCTATGACGAAGCCAGCATCATACTTGCGCGGGAAAACCGGCGAATTTATACGGAGGGCATGTAGTAGTTGAACTGCTTGCCCTTCGGGTTACGGGCGATGTAACGCAGAGCACCTTCCACAGGCTGCGTGCCGGAGATGACGCGCTCGCGAGTGGACGACTTCACGTCGTAGGTCAGTTCCAGATCATCCCCGGCAACGATTGCGCCGCCCGGAAGGATCTTGAGCATGCCGAGATCGGCGTTCAGTTCGTAGTCCACGTCCACGACAAACGTAACCGCACCCTTCTCGACCACAAGGTCTTCGATGCCGACCAGACCGACCGGGTTGGTGGGCGACTGACCCAACTGGTAGGCGTGCTCCAGCTTGACAGCGGCGATGGTCTCGGTGGTGGCCGACGCGAGAACCTGCGTGACCACGCTGTCCGTACCGAAGTAGAACAGGGCGATGTTGCGCGGGTTGATGTTGTCGGTGATCAGCGAGCCCGTGCGGTTGACCTGCAACGGAACCGAATCATCCTTTTCACGGATGCCGTAATCCGAGGAGTAGTGATCGAGCGTTTCCGATTCGATGGTCAGGTTGAACTCGGGCGTGTTGCCGAAATAGACAAAGCCGTCCGGGGTCTGCGTGCCAGTCTTGAACCGAGCGAACCAGACTTCGCCACGGCCGAGGGTATAGTTTTTGTAATCCATGATTCGCTTCCTTAGTTGCCTTCGTTGTAAGGGTCGGTCAGGTCTTCCGCCAGAATGAGTGTTATCGGAAGCCAGAAGTATGCTTTGGCCGAAATCTCGTCTGGCGGGCGAACCACACCTACGCCCAAATCTAGCCGGGTGATGTTCTGGAATCCGAAGATACCAGTTCCTCGATACACGTTATTCCTTTCAAGCGCCAGCCGACGAACTACGTCTGCCAACAGGAATTGAGCCGGGTCCGTGGGGTTGTCGAAATCGTCATCCACGAAGCCTTGAACCATCAAATCCCAAGGGCCGTGTCGGTTGGGATTGTCCGGTGCGCCGGGGTACTGTTCGCCCGGCAAGACGGCCTCCAGAAGGGAGACCATGGGGAGTGGGTCTTTGTCGCCGAAAACGACGCGGCCCCGGAACACCTTGATCGGGGTTTCCTCGGTCGGGCGCAGATCGTTGAAGTACCCGCCATCCTCGCCGTTGATCTCATGCAGCGCCGCTGTCATCCTCTTGAGAAGGCGCAGGCGGTAGGGCTCATTAACTGGCATTGTCACGCTCCATCAAACGCAGGAACTCGCGCTCCAGATCGTCCAGAATGTCATCTTGGTATCGGGGGTCTGTCGCCACGCCTTCGCCCGCCTTCGCCCCGGTAGCGTTCAGGAACACCTGATCCACCGACGGGCCGTAGAGCAGGTAGAGTCCGCTGTCCAGCCGCACGGCATTGGTCTTGTTCCGCAGCTTCGTGCCCGGCTTCAAGCGCACTGCCAGACCCATGTTCGATTTGGTCTCGATGTTCTTCCCGGCAGGCAGCTTGACGATGAACGCCTCGGGCATGGTCACCGACTTGCCGGACTGGACCGAGACCGTCACACCCTTCTTACCCGGCGTGTAGCCAGTCACGAAGCGGGCGAGCGAGGTTGGCCGCCCACGGGCAGAGATCGTGCTTTCCAGACTGTCGCGCCGGGCCAGCCGGGAGACGATCAGGCGGCCGCCTGCGGGAGACAGGTAGCCGTTCGGGAAGTTGACCTGCGTCCGCATCTTGTCGGCAGCTTTGGTCCGGGCTTGCGGGGCAATTTTGTTGATGGCGCGAACGGCGTTCATGCGGACGTTTTCGAGGCTTAGGTCCGCAGCATCCAACTCGGACAAGCCGTAGATGAAAACTGCGAAGTTCCTCATATGACCTCGGCCTCCATCGTGGGCTCCAGCCCGGCGAGCACTGCGTCAGCCGTGATCGGGTCGGGGGTCGGTCCCAGATTAACCTCGGCGGCGGCGCTTGGGAGGAAACCGCGAGATGCCGAGTACACGCCTTCGCTAGGAGGGGCCACGAACGCGAGAAGTTCCTTCGCAGTTAGCGGCACCACTGCGGCGGCGACAGTGATGTTGTAGATCGGGTCCTCGTTATCTACGCGGTAGCCTTCAATCGCGGAGATGACAACTACGTCACCCCGGAGAGGCTGGTGCTGCGCGGCGAGGAAAATGAGCTTGTCTTGTTCGTCGCGGCGCTCGGCGTACACGAAGGATGTTCCCTTCACGTCGCCGAGGCCAGCGAACTCGGTATGCACGCGGACATCAACGGTTTTGAAACCGCCCTTCACAGGGTAGCAATAGCCCGGCACCTGCAATGCTTCATGCAGGGCTTGCCGGGCCGCCAGTTTGATGTCACGCAGGCCCATGGTCGTATCAGACCAGATCGGCGGCAGAAGTGGCCTTGGCCGACTTGGAGCCGGTCGTGGTCTTGCCGGACGATGCCGAGGTCTTCACAGAGCCGGAGTCGGCTTCGGTGGATGCCACGGCGGCAGTGCCGTCGTCGTCTTCATCGTCTTCGACTTCGGTGCGGCCGATGACATCCGAAAGCATCTTGAGAGCCTTGGCGTCTTCCTTGGAATAGTCGCGGATCGCGCCCGAGTCCTTGAGGGACTGGTATTCGGACACGCCGTCTTCGTTGTCGTCGGTCGAGACCATGAAGGTCGTCCCGGCGTCGATTTCCTGCGTCTTCGGCTTGGTCGCGGCCACGCCGTTCTTGATGTCGCCAGCAACGCCGGGACGAACAACGCGGATGATGGTGTTGAGGGCGATTACTTTCTTGTCAGCCATGATGGCCTCCGTTCAATGGTTGGGGTCAGGGGCGAAGAGGTGGCCGATAGACCACCTCCTCCAGAACTCGATCAGGCGACGACGGTTGCCTTGAACGTCGCGTTCGGGTTGATCGGCACCATGAGAGGAGCCGACTGGTGCATGATGAACGTCGCCGAGGGGTCGTTCTCGGACCACATTTTCGGGAAGACCGGGAGCGCCTGAAACTGCGCACCGATGTCCTGAATCGCGCCGAAGCACCGGACGCCCTGCACGTTGGGCGAGGTCAGCACGATATCCTTGGGCGACATGTAGGGAACGACCGTGCCGTCGGGCTGCTGGTAGTAGTCCGAATAGACGTAGACTTCCAGCGTTTCGATGTTGCCGACACGCTCGACTTCCAGACCGTCGAGAAGGCCGAGGCGCAGGTTGACGTTGGCCCCGGAGCGGTACTGCGTGTTCAGCAGTTCCTTGATCTCGGGGTCCTTGCGCATGACTTCCCAAACGTCGGAGCCGACGGTCAGGCGGTTCGGAATGCCGCCGAAGCGGGCATTGCGCATGATCTTCTTCCACGTCCCGATGTCATCCAGCAGGGACACGCCAGCATCGCCCCAACGTGCGCCCGAAGTCAGGGTCACGGTCTGGTTCGTTGCACGGGCATAGTCCACGACGGTACGCGGATAGCGCTCGTCTTCAAGGATGTTCTTGCCGTCGATGATCGCCCCGGCAGCGAGCCATTCCCAGCGGCGTTCGATGGCGAAGCGATGCTGGCGGATGATGTCACCGACAATCGCCTGATAGCGCTGCTGCGGGGTCAGGGGCGTGGTCTGGCCGAGTTCGCCGAGACCGGCGGCGCGGCGGATCATGCGAGTCGCAGTGATCGGGTCCTTCGGCTTCACATAGGCAGGCTTGACCTGCGTCATGCGTTCCGCAGCCGAGTAGATCGGCACGCCCTGCGCGGTCGGAACGACCAGCGGAGCGAGCTTGCGAACATCGGTGATCTGCGAGAAATCGATGGTCTCGGTGGTGAAGTTGATCTGGGTCGGGAAGAAGCTGGAGAGCCAGTAGTTCTCCGGCGGCTTCATGAACTCGGTGTCGTAGTAGACGCCCAACATAGTCCGGCTGTCGTAGATCGTCGTTTCCATAATTGATGTCCTTGCGTGTTAGGCGGCTGAACGGGGGGTGGTCCCGGCTTACGCCGGGATCGTGGAGTTGGAGAACAGCTTCTTCGAAACGAAGAGCGTCGGAGACGGGCCGCCTTCGAAGGCATTCCGCTTCTTCGCGTCCGTGTCGAAGGACGCATGCCAATTGAGGGCCTGCATGTCCCAGTGACCTTCGCGATACATGACGACGGACATGGACGTGTTGGCGAGCATGGCAATCGGCTCGGCGAGGATCGCGGTCGCGGTGTTCTCGTCAGCATCGTAAACGGCGAGCGAGATGACGCCCGTGGGGGATACGTTGATGACCGAGTACAGCGGCAGAGTCAGAGCGCCGACCGTGCTGCACAGTTCATGCGTGGTCGTCGCGACATTCTCGCCGTAGCGAGGCTCGGCCGCGCTTTCGTAGGACTCGGTGGCGAAACCAGCAATGCCCGGCTGGTTCTGCGGGATTTTTACGTCGGCCATATCTGATCTCCTGTATGGCGTTTCAATAAGGCCGAGGCCCGGTTGGTAGCGCCTTACGACGCCTTTTTACGAGAGAGGCCAGCCGCCGCGCCGAAGGACGCGAGGATGGAGTTCGTGGCAGCGGCCGAGTCATCCTCGCCGTTGTCGCCACCCTCGCCAGCATTGGCGTTGATATCAGGGTGCTTGGTCTTGTTCATGTGCTCTTCGAAGTGAGACATGGTTTTCTTGCCGCCGTTGTCGTTGGCCTTGTCGCCGCCCTTGTCTTCGACCTTGGCCGAGACTTCTTCCGGCATTTTCGCCAGCTTGGTCTTGGCGGTCGCGGCGTCCACGTTAAGCTCGACCATCATCGCGGCCGCAGCCGGACGGGTCTTGGCTTCATCGCAGCCCATGATTTCGGTGTAGCGGGTCTGCTCGGCAGAAGCGCCTGCCGTCATGCCCTCGGCCTTGGCCGTCGCCACAAGGGCGTCAACCTGTTCCTGCGTATACGTGGTGGCTTCGTCGCCGCCGCCTACCTTCTTCCCGGTAACATTGTCCTGCACAGCCATGAACTCGTCTCCTGTTTCGGCTAGTTCGGTGGCATAGACCACCAGTTCTTCTTCCAGAGCGCCGATTCGGTCGGCCAGCCCTACTTCGATTGCCTCGTCCGCATCGTAAGTCAATGCTTCCGTGGCCCGAATTTTGTCTTCTTCAATGCCAGTGTTTCGAGCGACTGTCGAGGTGAACACCCCATAAATCTTATCGATACGCTTCTGCGTCCGGGCTTTTGCACTGGGAGATAGCTTCTCGTAGGGGTTGCCATCAACTTTGTGCGCCCCGGCGAAGATGAAGGTGACCTTGATCCCTTCGTTTTTCATATATTCGGAATACTCGACATGGGCCGTTACCACGCCGATGGAGCCTACGCCCCCCGAGCGGGTGACCACATGCTGGCCCTGATCGGCCGAGCAATAGATCAGGTACGCGGCCGAGTATGCGTGATTCGCGGCGAACGAGCGAATGGGCTTCTGCCCGCGCCAGTCATAGATTTTGTCGCCGAGTTCGAAGCACTCGGTGACCTCGCCGCCGGGGCTGTCTTCGATGAAGGCGATCCCCAGAACAGCCGGGTCGTCCAAGCCGCGCCGGATCGCCATTTCGATGTACTTGTAGCCGGTGGCCCACCGGCCAAGCTGCCACGGGAACCGGGAGAGAAGCACGCCCATGACCGGGATTTGAAGCACGCCGTCGATCACCGTGTAAGGGCGATAGTCCATGCGCCAGTCGTTCTCGTCCGTGGGCCAGAAGTCTTCGTCATCCGAAGACGCCATCTGCGCCGCGTCCACCAGCGCCTCGGCCTTGTCGTGGCTGATCACATGCTGGAGGCAGGTCTGGAATAGCTCCTGCGCCCGCTCGTCCACCAACAGGGGGTTCATCGCGATCTGGGCGAGCAGCGGGCTATTTGGTTTAAGCATCAATGCGCTCCTCGTTCGTGGACTCGGCGCTGGCGTTGGTGCCACGGGTCTCGCCGGGGTTGTTGCCGGACGCGGCGTTCATGGCGTTGCTTTCCTCCATGACGATGCCGCGTGCATCCCGTTCCTTGATCTCGCGCTCCAACTGCATGAAGACCTTGCGCCAGTCGCGACCCATGCGGCCAAGCTCGATCTCGTAGGTGGAGAGGCCAGCCTTGATCCGCATGATCGCAGCCTGCGTTTCCTTGAGTTCATCGATCTGGCCGCTGCCCGCGCCGATCCACTCGGCCCCGCAGTAGGCTTCCGCATTCAGCCCGTCGTAGTAGTTCGGGGCCTTGGAATACTTCATGGTCTCGATCTCGCCGCGACCGATCATCTCTTCGAACCAGAGCATGTAGATCATGGTCGCGAGCATGTCGGCGACGGCCTTCTTACGGGCCTGCATGAACTTCCAAGTCTCGTTCAGCCCGGCCTTGGCCGAGGAATAGTTGGTCTTGGAGTAGTCCTTGGAAAGCTGCTCGTAGGACACGCCGAGGAGCGCCGCGACGTAGCGGATAAGGGACTGCTCAAACTCCTGCCCTACGCCGCCGGGCGTGCCGACAGGGCGAAGCTGGAACTTGGTGCCGGGGAACAGGTGCGGGATTTTCACGCCGTCGATCTGCATGCCCTTGGCCTTGGCCGAGTATGCTGCAACCGCGTTCAGGAACTCCGTGCCGTAGTTGCCGATGGCCGTCCCGAGCTTCACTTGGCCGGAGCCAAGCTGCGAGTAGACGGCCTCGCTCGGAAGTTCCGACTCGATGGTGGCCGCGAACATCGCCCCGGTGACGGCGTTCTGGAGGGTGACCTTGCGGAACTGCTTGGCGATCTTGGCCTCGGTCAGCCCGGCCAGCATGTCGGACACGCCACGGGTCTGGTGGGGTCGGGTCTGCTCCCGGATGTACATGACCTGTCGGCGGCCCCACGGCTTGAACGCCGGGACATAGCTGTAGTCGGTCAGTTCCGACATCATCATGCCGAGGCCCTGCGTCATGGAGTTCTGGATGTAGAACCCTTGGGCCGCGCCGAAGCGGTCGCAGGCGATGCCGCCGCGAACCGAGTTGTCGTGCATGCGCTGGAAAGGCGTGCGCAGTCGGCCGGGATCGACCATCTGGATCGCCGTCTTGAACGGCCGCGTGCTCGACCGGAGCCATTCCGCCGTTGCCAGCACTTCCCCGGCAGCAGCATAGACGCCGATAGCCAGCCGGATCAGGCCGGTGAAGGTCATGGACCGGGTGGCGTCCAGCCAGCAATTGACGGACTCTGCGCCGAGCGTGAACTTCGCTTCGACCTCTTCCTGAAACTCGTTCTGCCAGCCTTCGTCCAGCCCGAGCACCCGAAGTTCCGGCTTGGCGTTCAGCATGTACATGCTGCCGACAATCGAGTTCTTGTGGATGTTCGCGCCAGACTGGCTGTAGCCGTCGTTGCGGATCATGTCGTTGACGCGGGCGTCGGCCATCGTCTTGTTCGGGATGATGTCCGCGTCCGCAGACTGGATCGGCGGGAGCCATGTGGCTACCGAGCGGTCGAACTGGTCAGCCGCCTCGTAAGCGCCGCCGATAGCCATATCCTTGTTCGGGAGAGGGCCGACCAGCGACTCGATTGCGTTGGCGATTTCGGGGTCAATTGGTGCCATTACATCCACACGTTCAGGGGGCCGGTGACCGTAAGAAGGCCAAGCTGCCGTTTCAGTTCATTGATGTACTTCGCCAGTTGGGCGAGGGACGCCGAATTGTATTCGATCCGCTCGCCGTTCTGATCCACGAAGACTTTGGCCTGCATGCCGGTCGCCAGCATGTGATAGGACTTTTCCGCTTCGGCCAGCCATTTCGTCAGTGTCGCCGTGTCGGCCATGGTCTATCCTAAGAGTTCGCCGAGCGCTTCCAGATCGGCAGTGTCGTCATCTTCTGCGTCGAACGGCAAGATATCATCATTCACGCGGAAGACCATATCATTGCTATCCCATTCTGTCGCCCATGTCGGTGGATCGCTCCAGTCGATATGCTCCCAACCGATGGTTCTATGCAAGAGCCCGGCTAGGCAATAAACAAGCAAATCCCACGATTCGTTGCGGTACTTGTGCGGGTTTTCCCATTTGCCTGTCTTGGGGTCTTTCACTTCCACCGTCAACTCTTTGTAGAAGTTGACCGGGAGCCAGTTTGCGAAGTTGATCCGGCCACCGGGTTCGGTGCGGTCGAGAATGCCGTTCAAGGTGTCCTTCATGACATTGGAGTTGATGAACAGGACGGGGATTTCCCCGCGTGCTCCAGCGTGCCGGTCCTTGCGTTCGCTGTCGGGATACCCCAGACGGACGCGGGGATCATTCGGCAGCGGGCTACCCTTGGTCAACTGGAACCGGGCCGCGAGGTGCGGGAACCACGGATACATGTCCTGCATCTCCTGCGTCTCTTCGGTGTTCTCGTAGCCCCACCGGAGCCAGCGCACGAAGTCGTAGGCGTTCGTGGTGACGCCTTCTTTACCGCCCGAGTCGCAGAAGGTCTGATAGATCGCCATGTGGCGTTCCGGGTCGTCCATGAGCGGGTAGGTCTTGGTCATAACCTCCGTCACCAGCAGCCGCCAGTCCTCTTGGTGGGCACCGGGATTGACCCAGTGAAGCTGTCCGGGGTTGTCCTCCTGCGGGCGCTTGGAATACTTGACTTCGAAGCGGTCGATAACCCAGATGTCGTCGGTGCCGATCCCGTGGATTTGCACGATGAAACGGTTCTTCTGAACGTCGATTGTCGCCACCAGAAAACGGACGCCGTGGGGAACCATCTTGTGGCCGTAGTCCTTCGCCCGGCTGCGCAACTGCTCGGGGATACGAGCTTCCTGCATGGCTTTCGGGACATACGCCTCACCCCACTTGGTGTTGATCACCGACTTGAGCGACAGTTCGACCGTCGTGTCCTCGTATTCCTTTTCGGCCTTGACCAGCGAGGAAACCAGATCGCTCCATGTGCTGAACGCGGCCGCCACCCCCATGAGCCAGAAGCTCGCCGTCGTGGACCGCGCCCCCTTGCCGTGCAGGCCGTCGGGTGTCCAGATTTGGCCGTCCTTGAGCCAGCGAGCCTGCCCACCCCACTCGACAAGCTGGTTCATGCCGTACTTGCCGGGGGCGTCCGGCGTCTCGGTCTCATGGTAGTGCTGCTGGCAGTGGGGGCATTCGAGCCACGCGCCCTCGCCGCACTCCATCGGGTCTTCCGAGTTCGGCCAGCGCATGACCGAGCGATGGGGCTCAAACGACTGCTTGCATTTGACGCACTGCCAGAACCAGCGCCGCTTGTCGCCGCCGTTGTAGATCGACAGGCCGCCCTCGCACGGGGGCGCTTCGTGCCGGGACTTCGGGACCCACTGGGGGTTATTCACCGGGAAGCCCGGAGAGGTCTCGACCACCGTCTTGCCGAGGCGGCGGAAGGAGGTCGTGCGGACGTTGGCGAGGTAGTAGGGCGTGCCTTCCCCGTCCACGTCCATGGTCATGCGGTCATAGTCCGTCAGCCAGATACGCGGCACCGGGCGGCCGGAGAGTTCGTTGATCGACGGCCACGCGAACCGCTGGATCATGCCGCTGCGATACCGCTTGTCGAACACGTTGTCGGCGTCACGAGTCGGCAGCATCCGCATCCCGACCTCGGGCGATGCCCGGTGCATGCGGTCCACACGGGTGATCGAGAAGTCGCGGGCGGTCGCCTGCACCGTCTGCACCAGCATGAGGTCGGCGGGGTCGCAGACGACCGTGTAGGCGAGATAGTTCAGATACATGTCGGTCTTGCCGCACTGGGCCGGGCCGATGAAGCAGACGGTCGAGTAGAGGTCGTTGGTCAGTTCGCGCATGGGCTCGACCAGATAGGGGGTCGTCTCATTGCGCCATGGGCCGACGTAGCCGCCGACGTTGTTCAGCTTGCGATACTTGACGGCCGCTTGATCCACGAACAGCCGCTCCGGCGGCCTCACGCCCTCGGCAGCGGCGACGATCATGGCCTCCAAGCTGTCAAATGAGTTGTGAGATATCATATTCATCTTCGTCATCCTCTTCGTCCACCGGGGCGGGCGTCTTCTTCGCCAGATCGGCGGCTTCTGCATCTGCGTCCAACTGGCGCACTGATTTGGTCCGGGGGTTCGCGGCCATGGTCACAAGCTTTTGGTAAAGCTGGTCCTGTAGAGCGTCCACCTTGCCCTGCAACAGCTTCCGCTGCGTCTCGGTCAGGCCGTGCTCGCGCTCCAGATCGGACGCCCAAAGCTGGAGGGTGTTCTTCATCATCTGGAAGACCTCCCCCAGAATTTCGAACACGTCCTCGGATCGCCATAGCTGACCGGCCGCCTGCTCGTACTCCCGGCGCTTGTTCGACGCCGCCCAAAACTCGGTCTGGAGCCGGAGGGGGAGGTCTTCGATCCGGGCGTTCTTGATATACTCTTCGATGTTGAAGACGGGCTTGATCAGGTAGGGCACCGCGACCCGGATGTCGTAGATGAAGCCCTCTTTCTTCCGGTATAGCGGCGGGCAATCCCGCAGCTTCATCTTGACCTGCGTATGGTTGAAATGGAACGCCTGCGCCAGCCAACCGATGGTGACCCCCTTCATGACATTATCGATGTCCATGTGGGGGCCTTTGTAGAACTCGGTGTTGCCGCGCCCGGTGGCGTAGCTCTCTTCCCGGTTCCGGGTCGTGATCAGGTCCAGAGCCTTGTTCGCCCGATCCTGCGCTTTTTGGGCTGCTGTCTTGGTGGTCATGCTGCTCGTCTCATGGGTTCGAAATTATACGATCTCGTCAGATCGACCTTCACCATGTCGGTGATGTCGTCCTGCCGTACTCCCTTTTTCGTCACCGCCCGCGCCACGGAAATGTCGGCCGTGTTCAGCGCCAGAATCCGGTGCATGACCACGGAAGCCGACTCCTGCCCGGATCGATGCAGGCGCTTCATGAACTGCTGGTAAAGTTCAAGGCTCCAGCACATACCATACCAGACGCCGATGTTGCCGCCATACTGGAAATTCATGCCGTGCCCGGCGCTCGCCGGGTGGGTCACCAGCATCCGAATGCGCCCGGCGTTCCAGTCCCGGAGGTCGTTCTTGCCGTCACCGAAGCACCGGGCCTCGGGGAAACGCTTCACGATAGCATCTCTATCGAATTGATAGGAATAGGCGACTAGGACTGGAGCCCCGGCAGACTCCTCCATGATCGACTCCAGCGCGTCGAGCTTCACGTCGTGGATTTTCTTGGCCGTGTGGTCGTCCAGATAGACCGAGCCGTTCGCCATCTGGAGGAGCTTGTTCGTCAGCACGCCGTTGTTCACAGCCTCCAGATCGAACTCCTCCAAATACATTTCGGAGGCGAAACGATCATACTGCTCGCGGGCCTTCGGGGGGAGTCGGACGTGGTGGTCCTGCACGATCAGTTCCGGCAGTTTCAGGTAGTCCTCGCTCTTGAGAGAGAAGAAGATGTCCTTGATCCGCCCCATGATCTCGGCCTGTGCGCTCGGCCGGGCCTCCCACTTATATTTGTAGGCGTCATAGCTGAACCATTCCTTGAGAAACGCGGTCTTGGAGTCCTTGAGGCGCTTGCCCTTGTCGCACAGGAAGATCGGCCCCCACAGGTCCTCCAGCCCTTCCGGGGCCGGGGTGCCGGACAGCAGCACAATGCGCTTGAAGGCCCACCGCATGCGGCACAGGATGCCGAACTCGGAGGTGCGCTTGACGCCCTTCGTGCCGTCTGTCCGTTTCACGGGCTTGGTGCGCTTGGAGCCGCCCTTGAGCCGGGACGCTTCGTCGTAGATCAGCATGTCGTAAGGCCAGCGGCGGCCCCAGAACTTTTGCAGCCAGACGACGTTCTCCCGGTTGATGATATGGACCTCGCCGCCCTTCTGGATCGCTGCCAGCCGCTCGTCTTCATCCCCTGTGATGATCGTGTACTGGAGGTGCCGGGCGAAGGTCCACTTGGCAATCTCTTCGGGCCATGTGTTCTCTGCCACGTTCAAGGGCGCGATTATGAGGATTTTCCTGACCGTACCGGCCGCCAGCAGCTTGACGCCAGCCAGCAGGCTTGCAGCGGTCTTTCCGAGGCCCATGTCCGCGCCGAGGAACACGGCCGGGAGATCGATGATGCACTGGGACATCCATTTCTGGTAGCCCCGGAAGTCCTTCTCCGTGCGGATGATCGGAGGCGGGCCGAAGATCAGTTCCAGCGCTTCCAGATCAGCCAAGATTTTCGGACGCCGCCAGAGCGGGCCGTAAAGGTCCTCACAGGCTACGGGGTCGTCTCGGAGCTTTGCGGGTATGTGCATTTGTGGCATTGCGGTTCCTGATCCCTAGTACATCGCAGGCTGATTGGATGGTGTCGCAGTAAAAATAGTTGAAACCTGCATCGATATACCGCTGGCCCTCATTGACTTGCAACTGGGTCCGCTTCCCTAGATCGCCCGGTTTCTTAAATTCTATGAAGATAGGGCCATTGCTCTTCGCACCGTAGGGGCCACAATCCTTTTTCCCGAACATTCGATCCGGGGCTCCCCGGCGGCCGGGGTACTGGAGCTTGCGCACCAGCCACCCGTCCTCTTCTGCCCACTCGCAAATCGGGCTCTCGATCTGGGTTTCAAGCATGTTCTGTCGGCGACATCCGTTGCCGCTCCCTGCGATAGAAGCGAAGCACGTTGGCCCGGTAAACCCCGCGAGGCAAAGAGCCTTCGACCTGCACGTTCCCATCCACAAAGCCGACGATCTTGCGGGCCTTGGACGGCAGGCCGTTCCAGAACCGGATATCCTCGGAGTAGTCGCTCGCCAGCGTCACCCAGTCGCCGATCCGCAGGTCGTTGCCGAGGACATCTTCGACCCGAGACATCTGCGAGGCGGCCGTGGCTGGCCGCAGGAGAGACGGCTGCGTGCCTTCGGCGGGAGGCGACTCCAGCCCGAGGTCTATGGCGTCCCAGTCCACCTCCAGCGGCTTCTTCGGGTCGTATGGTTCCTTCGCCGGGGGGCGCTCGACCGGGACAAACCGCCCGTCGAAGAAGGTGATGCAAGGCCGATGGAAGTTCGCGCCCGGATGGTCCTCGGGCTCGTACTGGACTTCCGGGATCATGGTCGCTTCGTTGATCCCGAAGCCGGTGATCCGGTAGCGCTTGCCGGTCTTGAGGTGGTCCCAGAGGGTGTCTCGTATATTTCCCATGTGTCAATCCTTCACGAAGATTTTGGAGATGAACCCGGCAGAGCCGAGGGGGAGTCCGGGTGCCCAACGCGGGACAACCTGCATGCACTCTTGAAGCTGCTCCAGCCGTTCCTTGGCGTCCTGCTCGCGGCACAGACCGACGATCTGGTCATGGACGTGAATGCGGATATCGATCTTGTACTTCCGGGCCGCCAGCATCATGCCGTGGGCCAACAGATCGCGGGCGATTGCTTGGTCGGCGTTTTCGGTGACCTTCCCCGGATGGGTCGGGAGCCGGAGCCACTGCTTCTTATCGTTCAGGCCCTCGTATGTGAGGGTTTCCTTCATGTCGCCCCATGGGGCCTTGACCATCTCCAGCCTCGGGCGGCAGTAGTGCAGCGCCCGGCCAGACGGGAGGATCATGCGAAGGAACGGGGCCTTCATGTCGAATTTGATCATGTGGTGCTGCGTGGGCATGCCGGTTCGCACGCACTTCTTCGCCGCCCGCTCAATCGCATACCAGAAGTCTTTGACCTCTTCGAACTCGCGCCGGAAGGTGTCCACCGACAGCTTGGACTGTTCCTTGGTGAACTCTTTGACGCCCATGTCCCAAGCGTAGCCGAGCAGGCCGGTGCCCTCGATCTCGCCGGTCTCTTTGTTGGTGATCTGCTCCCCGGCAGACAGCATGTAGCCGCAGCCCAAGACGCCGGGCTTGGAGATCGTGCGCTTGGAGCCGTCGCCGCTTTTGTACTCGGCCAGCCGCTCCTCGTAGGTCCCGCCGAACAGGTAGGTGGCGAAGTCGATATAGGGGTCGCGGTTCAGTTCGAACACCCGGAGGATTTTCTTGCACTTCGCGATCCAGCCGAGAACCCGGTTCTCGATAGCGTTCAGGTCGGCGTCAACAAAGACCATTCCATCGGGAGCCTGCGCCGTGGGCCGGATGGTCGAAGTGAGGACATCGAAAGGGTCGTTCCACAGGAGCGCGAGCGCCGGGGCTGACAGGACTTCGACGTGGTGGGTCGCGAGAGCGATGTTCTTTTCAATGAATTTGTTGGCAGGCCGAGGGAGGTTTTGGGCCTGAAATGCGCGACCAGACCACCGCCAAGTTCGACCTGCACCGGCAAACTGGAAGGCGTTTCGGATGACCACATTCTGGGGGTCCGATTGGTCCGCGTAGTCCTGTAGTGCATAATACTTTTTGGGCGAAGCCTTGGCCGCCCGCAGTCGGAGATGAAGCACGCGCCGGACGACGCAAATTTCGTCAATCTCGCTATTGAACTTCTGCTCGACGCCTGCTTCGACACGGCTAATGTAGGCGTCGAGCACCATTTGCTCGTCATCCGCAGAATAGCCTGCTTCCGCAATCTGTTCCGCAGCGCGTGCCTCGCCGCGCACGACGTGGGCCTTGACCATATCATCAAAGGGATATCCTCGGTCTTGCAGCCACGGGAGCAACTGCGCCGTGGAGTTGGGGTTATCCAGCCCGGTCAACTGCCGCATTTCATGCAGCGCGTCACCGACCAGTTCCTCATAGATGACCACGGCATTGTTGACCATGGACATGTTGATGGGGATGCCCGCCTGATTGATCTCCTGATCGAGAACCCATAGGTCCCATTCGTTCGGCGGCAGGTCGAATTTTCGGAGCTTCTTATAGATCGCCCGCTCGGCCCCTACGTCGGTGCGATTGTAGAGCTTGAACTCCTCCCAGTCGGCCGGAGCGTCTGCCGGATACACGCGAACACGGGCGTCCTTCTTGGAGGCTTTCCGTGGCTGGCAGAACTTACGGATAAGCAGCTTGCCGCGCTTCATCTTCTGCATGTCTTCTGGAAGCTCTACGACCTGCCCGGCTTTCTCCAGCGATCCGGGGAGCGACAGGGCAAAGGCCATGACCATGGGGTCCCGCCACTGGTCATGCGGAATGAACATCTTGAGGACGTGATTCCAGATCGCCCATTCGAAGGGCTTGTTCCACGCGAACTTGAAACAGTTGGGGTCTTCCATCGCCAGCTTGAGATCGCGGGGCATGGGCGAGCGATCCTCGGCCGGGACCCACTGGTCGATCTCTTCGTCATTGTAGGCGTAGGCGCACATGAGGACTTCGGTGGACGGGTGCCGGGCGTAGACATCGGAGCCTACGTCGGTCACGCTCACGTCGCAGTACGTTTCGAAGTCGTGGTGCAGGCGATACTTCTCGCCGGAATTTCGGATGATCTCATGGACGGCGCGTTCGATGCCCCGCAAGACGGGGATCGGCAGATTGAACTGCTCGGCCGCCTGCGCCACGTACTCCAGATATTTGCTGATAGTCCCGACGTGGCTCATGCTTCACTCCAGTAGTGGGCTCCCCGCCCGCCTGCGGGGAGCCCGGTCGCGGGGGCCGGTTAGACCAGCCCTGCGATTTCGTCGTCTTCCTCGTCCTCGCCGCCGGAGTATCCGATGGCCTCGCCTTCGTCTGCCTCGATCTCCGCGAACTTCTCGTTCGGATCGACCGGAGCGCCGCCGCCGAAGGGCTCGCCCTTGCGGTCGAACTGGACGACTTCAATGGAGGCGTTCACCCGCTTGCCGTACTCTTCCGAGTCCTGCGCCCACAGGCGAACAAGCATATTGCAGTAGCAGCCGGAGTAGAGTTCGCCCTTCTTCGCCGGAATCCATTTGCCCTTGGAGTCCTTGAACTTGGTGATCAACTGCGGCTGGTTTGCGTTGTTGGCCGAGATGTAGAAATGGTTGGCGTAGCCTTCCCAGTCTTCCAGATCGCCGTCGCGAAGGCAGACCTTCTCGGGCTTGAGCTTGGGGATTTTGTCTCCCCACTTCTTCTTCTTCACTTCGTCGGCCGCCTTTTTGATCTTGGCGAGGTTCTGGGCAGTCAGCTTCGTGCCCTTCTCCATGAGACCGTTGGCCTTGAACTTGCCGGGCACCATTTCGCCCTTGTCGTTCTTCTGCGGTTTGCCCGGCTGGTCCAGATCGGCGAACGACAGACGCACGCCGATAAGTAGAACTTCGCCAATTGGAGCATCATCTGCGGTTTTTGCCATGACTATTCCTCTTCTTCCTCGTCTGGTTCGATGACCTCGAAATGGATCATCTTGGATGGTAGTGGGTCTCTCCCGTCCGTTATTGGAACTAGGAGAGGCTTTCCGTCGGGTTGATCTACATACGGGGCCAGCAGGTCCTTGTATTTCTTCTTCCCTAGCTTCTTCTCTGCGACGGCCGGGGTGATCAGTGACTCGATCACCGCGACCTTCGAAGACAATTCTTTGACCAAGACAGCCTTGGCGGATTTTTCATCCTTGTAGTAGCGCCGCCCGGCGTTGCCCTGCACGACCTTGAGGAAGGGGGTTTCCTTCTCCTCGGTCGCGTCGAGCATCATAGCGTCATGAAGCTCGGTCAGCCAGCGGATGAAGGACTTCCGGTGCAGCCACACATAGGACCGGCGCTCCGGCGTCCACTCTTCGATTGCCGGGAGGATCGGGCCGACCTCGGCGGGACCCCACTCAATCGCTTCATCAATGTCTTCGAAGTGCAGGTCGAACAGTTGCAGATTGTACTCTGCCCGCTCTGCGCAGGTCGCCCGCGCCTTGCAATACATGCACTGCTTGAGGCCCGGCGTCCGGGGCGCATTCGGGTCGTAGGTGGCCGCCGCGTCGATCCTGATCTGGTTCCCCTCGATCAAAATCTCCTCCATGGTGGTGGGCCATGTCCCGCCTGCGCCCGGCACCCTTGGTTGCCAGATCGTCAGTTCCACCTCGATATCCCGAGGGTCCCAGTCGAAGATTTCCCCGGCGAAGCTCTCCCAGACGCCGAGCACGTAGAGCGTGCCCTGATCGTTCTTGAAGGGGCTGACCGGAACCTTGCCGTACTTCCAATCGAAAACTGTGATCTTTCGTCGGCGCGGCCAAATTATGAACACGTCCGACGTGCCGAAGCCGCCATCTTCCAGAGTATACGGCTCGATCCAGACACGCTTTTCGATGAAAAGAATGGCTTCGTCATCCAGCAAGTCTCGAATGTAGTCGAGACCCGCGTACATGTGGTCGATCATTTCTTGGTTATAGGCGACGGAATGCCCTGATACTATCTTCTGTTCTCCCGTAGGCAGATCATGCGGCTCAATCTCCTCTCGGAGGCAGATTTCCGCATGCTCATGGAAGACAGTACCTTCGGCCGCTTCGATACCAACGCGATCCGGTAGACCCCGCTCGGCATTGATTTTCCCGGCACACCGCCGCCATCCGTGCGAACCAGACGGCGATCTAGTCGAATGTTCCTGTGATTCGTCTGTCACGCCGCCTGCCCCGGATTATACGAGCGATTCGCCTTCGCCGCCGCCTTCATCTTCGAAGGGGTCTTCGCCAGCTTCCATCTTGTCGAGCATGGCGAGCGCGTCAGGCCAGACGGTCGGGTCGGCTTCGGTGATCTTCGCCACTTCGAAGTGGGCGTTCAGCTTGCCCATCATGGCGATACGCTCTTTGCGCTCGGCCTTGTCGGTCACGGCCAGATATGCGCCGAAACGGGCGGCGACATCTTCCTGCGTCGGGCCGGTCTTCTTCTTCGGGGCCGTGGCGGGCTTGGTGCCTGCGGCGGCAGTTGTCGTGCCAGCCTTGGCGGCCGCGCCGATGCCCTTGAGGAGGGCGGTCTGCTCTTTCACGGCAGCAGTCAGTTCGGAAATTCGTTCTTCAAGGGACATGGGTGCTCCATTTGATCAGGATTTGGTGGTAGCCAGACGACGCCCCGGTTGCGGTTGCCCCGCGAACCTGAACCACTGTGGGATGCAGCGCCGTCCAGCCATCGGATAAATGCCAGCGTGAAAGGCCCTTGTCAACCGTTCGTTGGGAGTTTATAGATTTTTGTGAAATGGAGCATCCATCAATGTCGGAACCTAAAGAACGTCGGATCAAGGACTGCGGCCCTTTGCACAGCCTGTTGATCCGGGCTTGCCTGCCGCACACCAAGATCGACGGGGTTCTGACCCCGGACCCGGCTGGAGATAAGTCGATTGCGATCCTCGCGCACACCCTCGGCCTGTCGGCTTGGGGCGTCCAAAAGTGGGCGAATCGAGGCAAGATACCGCCTGAACGTGTGATTGAAATTGTCAATATTAACCCCGAAGAAGTTTCGATTGCGGACTTTTCCCCATTCGTCTACGGTCTTGGCTCTTGATATGACGGCGGCGGTACGATAGGAGCATTGTGTCTATTCGTACATAATCCTGACAAGGACTTCACATGGCAAGTATACCCAACCGGCGGGACCCCCGCTGGACCGACCCCGCGTGGCGTACCGACAATCTGCTTGCTTTGATAGCCGATTTTCAGCTTACTTCTCATGAGCTTGTCGAGTTGACAGGTCGCGAGCTTACGACAGTCCTGCACTGGCGCTCGGGCCGCCACAAGGTGATCCCGCTCCACTCCCTGCGCCTTCTTTGGCTGGAACTGGCGTTGGAGGGCCGCGATGCCCTTCGATAAGAATCACATGCTGCATTGGTCCGAAGGGACCGCCAAGAACCTCGCCAAGAACAAGAACAAAGTCGGTGCCTATTCGTTCCTCGCGAAAAAGCTGTCCAAGCCGTATGTCACGCCTGAACTCCGCAAAGCCTTCAAGGCTATGTCGAAGGAAGAGCAGGACGTGTTGAAGAGCATCGGCGGCTGGATTTCCGGTGCGCAGTTCGAAGGCCAATGGCGGCGTGTCGCCAACCTGATTGACCGCGATCTGGTCACCATCGATATCGACTACGTGCGGGCGAGCTTCCCGGACGAGATGAAGATGGGCCTGTTGAAAATCAGCCAGTGGGCCTTCATCTCCCACTCCTCGCGCCGCCACACCGAGGAAGAGCCCCGCATCCGCATCTTCCTCCCCCTGTCGCGCAAGGTGGATCAGGACGAATATCAGGCCATCGTCCGCTACATCGCTTGGCTGATCGACCCCGAGATGAAGATCGTGGACATGGTGTCCTTCCGGCCGGGGCAGATGATGTTCCTGCCGACCTGCTCCAAGGACGACGCCAAAATCTACTTCTTCCACGACAACGCGGCCGAGTTCCCGTCGTCGGAACTGCTCGACGTGGACGAAGTGTTCGCGGCCGTCTCGGCTCAATTCGGCGACTACCGGGACTTGTCCTGCCTGCCGCGCTCGCCCGAGGAAGCCGACCACCGGGAGAAGGTCGCCAAGGCCGAGCACCCGCTGGAGAAGCAGGGTCCCGTGGGCGACTTCAACCGCGCCTACCCTGACATCGAAGTCGCCATGGAAGTCTTCCTGCCGGGCGTCTACACCCCCGGCGATTATCACTCCGGGAACCCCCGCTACACCTATGCCGGATCGACCAGTTCGAACGGCGCGGTCATCTACGACGGCATGTTCCTGTATTCGCATCACGGGCACGATCCCGTCTGCAACATGAACGTCAACGCCTTCGATCTGGTCCGCATCCACAAGTTCGGAGCGCAGGACGAAGGCAAAGAGATCAAGGGGCCGACCTCGGCTCCCTCCTACAAGGCCATGCTCTCCATGCTGGAGACTGACCGCAAGTACCTGAAAGCCGCCAAGGACAGGAAGTTCGGCGGCGTCGAGCGCTTCACCGAGATCGAAGAGGACGGGGTTGTAGATGAAGAAGCCGAGGAAGCCGAAGAAGCCGATGATCCGCTTGATGCCTTTACCGAAATCGAGCCCGAACCTGACCCAGTTGCTTCTCGACCTAAACCGGCAAGTAGCAAGAGCCCTCGGGATTCCGAGATCGATGATGCAATCGCAGAGCTTGTCGGCTCTGCCTTCGCGAAAGCTACATCGTCCGCGAAAGCAGACAAAGAGAACAAGCGTCGAGTAGCTGGCCGGGTCTTCCCGGAGGCCCCCAAGGATTGGTTCTCCGAGCAGATCGAGATCAACGGCGTCAGCAAAGAGATCGTGGTCTCCCTGCCGAACATCGTCAAGCTGATCTCATGGGACAAGCGCACGAAGCACAAGATCGGCTTCAACCTGTTCACCCAGCGCGTCGTGGTGATCGGGCCTATCGACACGCGCATTCCGGGGATCAACACGATTCCCTGCCAAGACCCAGTTAACGGCGATCCGTGGCAGGACTGGATGGAAGGCGTGGTCATGTGCATGCTGGAGGGCGAGAACGGCTCCGAGGGCGGCGCTATCGGCTACGGCATGAAGATCGGCATAGGCGACCTCCGCATGGCGATTGAGTCCGTCGCCCGGTCGAACAGCTTCCACCCGATCCGGGAGTGGCTGGAGAGCCTGATCTGGGACGGCAAGCGCCGCGTCCACACATTCCTCCAGCGCTACCTCGGCGAGGCCGACACCGACTATGTGCGGGAAACCGCTGAGATTTTGTTGGTGGGCGCGTGCTACCGTGCAATGACCCCCGGCCTCAAGTTCGACTACATCCCCATCATCGAAGGCAAACAGGGCTCACGCAAATCTACGTTCGTCCGTGTACTCGCCTCCGACCAGTGGTTCGGCGAACTGCACGTCGAGCTATCCGACGAACGCAAGGTGGCCGAGCACATCGCCGGGAAGTGGTTCGGAGAACTCCCGGAAATGGTCTCGGCGAACAAGACCGAAGTCAACGCCCTGAAACAGTTCGCCCGGCGCACGCAGGACGACGTTCGTCTGGCCTACGCCAAGAACATCGCGATCCTGCCCCGGCAAGCCGTCTTTGTTGGCACGACCAATGATGCTAAAATCCTCCGTGACCCTACTGGAAACAGGACCTTCCTCATGCTCAAAGCCAGCATCGAAAAGATCGACACCGTGGCCCTCCAAGCCGAGCGAAACCAGCTATTCGCCGAGGCCATGGTCATCCTCGGTCTCATGCGCCAGACAAAGCCCCATGGCGAACTGCCATTCGTTTTCAAGAGCAAGGCGGCCGAGGCCGAAGCAGTGACCCGGCAGCAGGGCGCTCGTAACTTCACCGTCGGCGAGCGGCTGGCCGTGGAGATCAGGGACTTCTTTGATGAGCCACGGACGCTCCGCGAATGGCTGCACCAGATGGAGGCTTCCGCCGGGCTGGTGGAGCACTACGAGCGTTTCTCCGGCGATCTCGACCTTGACCTGACATTGGTCGTGCCGACCGTCTTCCGGGAGAAGGACATGCGCCGCCTCGTCTTGAACGGCAAGGCCATGAGCCTCAATGTGCCGACCGACGGCACGGTCCAGAACACGCTGGAGACGCTGGAGGGGTGGGGCCGCACCGGGCCGGATAAATGGCGTTTCGGGTCCAAGCGAAGCAAACCGATGGGCCTCCGGGGGGCTTGGTATTTCCGAAAGGACTGCACCGCCGAGGAAGAATTGCGCGGCTATAAAATCTGGGAGCCGGGCGATGACGAAGAAGACGAAATCAACGTAGGAGACCTGATATGAGAATGCTGATTGATGCCAAATTGAAGTCCACGGGGAAGCCAGTTTCCTTCTCCGTCATGCGCTTTATCGATGCCCGTGAGGGTAAAGACGGCACCTACGAGGTGCGATACGACGCCGGAGAGCACGGAACCGAGACCGTGATCATGGAAAAGGAAGCCTTCGACAAACTCGACTTTTGACCCACAGCCGTACATTAACCCACACGGGTAACATCAAGCCTCGGATTTCACGATCCGGGGCTTTTTCTTGCGCTGCGTTTGGCTTGCCGTTGCAAACTCGGAAGATTCGCATATGCCCCCGACCCGTTTTACCCCCGATTTGAACGGGCCAGCTTTTACCGTGTTGGATCATGGGGTTGCGAGCCGTTTCGGGAGGGCGAACCGCTCAAATGGACGCGGCTCCTAAACTTTTATATACGATTCACCTGTTTTTTTTTTCAAATCACCTTTTTCTTTTTCTCAATCTAATAATCCTAGTAAAAATGTCTATTCTAACGGGTCAAGCGTTCTCGGTATTGAAATCATTACATAAAATGCAGTCGTGTAAAACGGGTCTTGGGCGGGTCATGAACGGGAC